TAGGATGTGTACTCGGCTTGCTTTTCAACTCCAAGTAAAACTTCTGTGGAGTACTTCCCGTCTGAATCCACGTAGACACCGATGATACCACCGGGGTCAACGCTGGTCTCACTACTTTCTGGTCTTCCATCTTTGTTACCTCGGATCAAATTCTCGAACGTTACAAGATTGGAGTTGTGACTAACGTACACTGTGCCTTCTGTGCGCAATTCTTTGCCGAAGAATTCCTGTATTCTGATTTCCAAGTCATCCAAAGATTCTCCATCTGGAATCTTCACCTTTGGGTTGTCGATGTAAAAATCTAGAATGTGCTGGTACTCATCACGGTCTTTTCCCGCAAGGAATCCAAGTGCCCAAGAAATAAGGCCGCGATCCTGTATTACATCCATTCCAAGTTCTTCAGCTATTATGTCGGCTGTTTGGCAAGCCCTGAGCATCGGTGAAGTTACTATCTTCTTCACAAATTCTTTGTGCTCGTCTGCTATGTCTTTTGCCGCCTTTTCGGCTTGCTTTATCCCTTTGGTATTGAGGGCGGGATCAAGTCTGCCTCTGAATTTATTCGATTCGTTGACTTCCGTGTCGCCATGGCGCACAAGAAGACCGACAAGTTTTTGAGTCATGTTGCTCCTGTGTTTACTGAAGCAGGGCAGTATTTATCTGCCCCGCTCTTTTAACGCCGTAGTTGACGCGGTTGGCCACCCTCAGGCGGCTGTTGTGGTTGCGCTGGCTCACTTCCATGCTCAAGTACATTCGGTATGGCTTTTTGAGCTACCTTATGCTGCAAGGCTTGGTCGGCTTGCGCTTGGAATACGCCCGGGTTAGATTGGATGCCCATCTTAGCGAGTGCTTGCACTGCTACTGGTGGTGGCATCTTACTAACGTCAACCGATATAGACTCGGAAGGTGGTTTGTCGGGTGGCTTGTTAGCCATTGCAATCTTCTTGGCCATTGCTAGGTGCGCTGCCCAGTGAAGATGTATATTTGCCCAACCTGCTTGTTGTTCAGGGGAACCGTAGTGGAACTTCTGTCCTTCTGTGCTATTGAGCCATTCAAAGCACTCATTAGCTTCTACGACATGGTTCTCACTCTCATCGGTTGCAACTGTGACTGTGCTCACTTGCGGCGGTAGAGACTTCATTGCACCCTGTAACTGTTGCACCATCTGTCCAGCTTGCGGAGGAACTGGTTGTCCAGTCATCTGCGCCTGTTGCATACCTTCTTGTGCCTGTTTCAATGCGCCCTGCATCTGCTGCAGTTGCGGATTGTCTTTGGGCCCAGACCGTAACAGTACTTCGAATTCGTTACGCTGCTTTGCAGCAGAGGATGCGCCGGGAACTTTGAAGCCCTTCATACGAAGTGCGCTCACAAGTTCTATCGAGTTAGATGGAGAGAAGATAAGAGCATTCAACGCTTGGTTAGAGGAGCCCTTAGTTATCAAATCCATCAGCTTTGTTTCTTTCTGTTGCCATGACTCTGGGAAAGCGGGATTGCTCTCTGCATAACAAAGAACATTTCCTGCCAACAAGTTTGCAGTGTTAACTGAAACGTTGCCCTTACCCTTAATATTCTGACGGATAACCTTTCCATCTCGACATTCAGCCGCACACTTTACGGCTTGTTGCCCTGCGGCTGCGAACATATCCTGTACTGAGTTCCATGGACATCCTACGCGTTGCAGTGCTTGGTCACGTTGAATTACTGCGTTACCTACCGTGTTCTCTCCGGTTGCTGCTCCGAACAGTGACGGTAGTGCTCCCGAAATTTCTTCGGACAAACTGGTAATGAACCACTTGATAAAGTCAGGCAGGGCAGCTTGCGGTGCTGGTGTCGGCTCAACCATAATGTACTGGTCAGCACTGGTCAACCCCGGTTGTACTTGGAATGGTCCGGTGCTGCCGGGGACATTGGGTTGAGTCTTTAGAGCTTCCATGTCGAAGGCTTCAGCGTTCATCCACTTCTTGGGGACGGTTCTTTTAAAGAAGTCGTCCAACAAGTCTACCCAGTCGTTAATTCGTTTCTGAACAGAGATGAGCATTGAGCCCATAGCTCTTCGGTTCTGTCCCTTACCTGTCCACGGGTGGCCGATTACAATGTGATCGTCAACACTCTCGTTTCTTGAGAATGCGTACTCTGCACCTGCTCTGGCTAAAAGTGCTCCGTTAGGAAATGCTTCCAGCAACTCTGCTCTGGCTTCGTCGCTTACTGAGGCATCCAAGAACATGGAGGGTCTAAACCACGAAAACTTTACTGTACTGTGTCGATTCAGAGAGTCGCCAGTGACGTATGCGCCGACTACTGCTTGGCGTACGTTCTCTCTTGCGATCCTGTCTAGCTGAGTCTCGGACATCCCATCTGTGCCGGGATTGATCTTTTCTGAGATCCATGGAAACATTCCACGTACGACTGCCACGTCTAAGTCAAATGACAACTGCACAAACTGCATGAGAGAGAAATCATCAACAGCGATAGGGACCTTATGGTCCAACTTTCCGTGCACTGTGGTTACTTCTCGTCCTAAAGGTTTGCGGTCGTCTCCTGAGTTTCCCGCCTCGTCCAGCAAGTCTGTTCCTGAATCTCCTTCTTCGGTGCCACTTACTTCTGATTTCTCTTCATCCAAAATATCGTTGAGTGTGTCTTGTCCTGTGGGCTCTGGGGTGGGCTCATCAAATACATTCTCGGGAACAGTTGGTACCTCTGTCTCTCCCTCGAAACCGTATTTCTGTCCATTCAACTCATACCGCGTCCACATCAACACTCGGTCTTCATTCCAGAAGATTCTGGAGCACTCAGTAAGCAGCGCGTGAAGATTGTTATTTCGTGCCCAAATCTCTTTGAACCTTTCGGCCTCTTCTGCTGCGACTCTGTCTGGGCCGTACTCTGGGTTCACAGGGAAGAATTCTATCTTGGGAACTTCCCTAGATAATGCAGCGACGATGATGTCACCTTTGGGTCCGTAGATATTCGTGTCGTAAATGGTGTTTGTATTTCTCTGGTCTTTGGCCCCGAAACCTGTACCTGCGCCGGGCAGCATCCATCCACCCTGCTTACCTCGCAGAAGATGTTGATAACCGCGCTCAAAGTGTAGTGCTTCCCATGCTTGCTCTACTTCCATACGCCGTGCTGCGGTGTCGGTTCTGGTGGCTATATTGTCTAACCCCATGAGAGCGCCACGCGCAAGATCACTTAACTGAGCGAACGGCTCTGGGCTATATGGGAAGGGTGCGTAAACGCCTAAGGGACTGTCGTTAGGGTCTTCGGACTTTTCGCTGGCTTTGTTTTTTACATCAGCCCCTGCCCCAACTTCTTGGGATGTTGCAATAACATCAGCCATTGTCTCTCTCCTTAGTGCCGCATAGCCGCAAATCCTTTGGCCGATGCCTTCATATGCTTAACATGTTCACTGTCGCCGGGTTTGGGTTCTTTTTGTGCAGCCGATAATTTCTTTCCCTCGGGAATACCTAGCGCACGGTGTAGCCCACCCTTGCTGACGCTGAACGATCCCTTGGAACCTAGGTCCACTTTGTGTTGCTTATGTCCTATCATTTACTTCTCCTTCTTGGTAGAGGGTGCTCCCATTACTTCGGACATGTAATCTTGCTTAGTAGAGAACTTCATGTTTGTAGAAGGATTCGGCAATTTGGATTTCGGTCGTGCCATTCCTATTGACATTATGCTGCCCTCATTGCACTTCTGCTTAACTGTCCCCCGCTATCAATGCGAGGGCCTTTCTTTTTCTTGGGTGGTGTCATAGGAGCCTCGCCGCTCATCCACGACGGTACTGGAGTAGAGTCCATGGATGGTGCAGGTGTTATCTCGGTAGAAGTTGGTTTCTTTCTTCCTAACCCGTTCATTTCTTTCTCCCTAGTCCAGAGGACTTTGCTTTGTATTCGGACTTGCCACCCTCTGCGGCACGCTTCTCGGATAGCATTATTGCTACCGCTTGCTTTTGATTCTTTACAGGCTTTCCTGTTTCCTTGTTACCGCTCTTCAAGCTGCCTGACTTCCACTTGTCCATCACTTCATTCCACGGCACTTTTATTGTACCCCTGCGTTATCCGATGCAGATGCACACGATCCACTTGGGACTACAATTGAACGTCCTGAACTTGCACAGGTAACTGTCAGTAGAGCAGTGTTTCCTGTACCAGTTATGGCTGTGACAGTGCCTAGGATTGTTACCTGTTCTCCTGCTACGCCAAAGTACATTCCCGCTATGCCTGTAGCAGGGTACGTGCTGGCTGCATCAGTTTGTCCCGGCAATGGCTCAGCATGTTGTACCGCTCTACAGTCGTTTGCCTGAACTACTACAGTGCTTGTGGTCAATAAGGGCAACGCTGTGACCAACGCTGTGCCCCCT